GTATCATCTTGATATGCAATGATAGGTCTGTCTTTCATCATGTAGGGAGAGCGTTCTGCTTTAAGTAACTTAGAATCATTTCCAATAACAACTAGAGCTTCTACTAAATTACCATACTCTTCCATTAAATCTGTTACATCTTCTTCTGAGAAAAGGTCTTGAGGCTCTTCTTCTCCTACCATGTCTAGTAGTTGCTCTGGAACAAGTCCGTAGTAACGAACTACTTTAACTTTATCATCATTGTGTGCCTCGTCAATCCAACTAGCTTCTAAATCAGCATCAGAAGTAGGATCGTCATTAATGTCTACATTAAAATAGACACCATTTTTAATTCCTTCAGCAATTTTATGTGCAGATACAAATTCTTCAATAGCAACACCCATAGCATCTTCAATAGAAGTGGCTGTTGGATCAATTAAAAAGTTTTGTGGGCTAACTGGTTTTAAAATTACATTAATTTTTTCTTTTTCTTCAACACCAATGGCTACAGCATCCATATCTTGCATAGGACGTGATGCAGGAAGTAGTTCTTTTGTTTTTTTGATGTTAAGTTCACCAATACCAGTACCATAGATTGATGCTAAGAGGATTACATCACCTACAGCTTTACGAAGTTTGGTTTTTTTGAAGCACTCTTTCATGTAGTTTTTCATATATTCTACATCTTGAGGCTGTTGGTCTGCCATGTCGTCTTGAATATCGAATAAATGGTCGCCTTGACCAAAGACAGCTTCTTCAATCTCTGCTGTATGGTTTTCAATAGCTTGTTGGAGTGCTGGAGAGGTAATACGGCTACGCTCTGAATCACGCATCCGATCTTGAGCTGCCCATTCTCCTCGCCAGAGACGTTCATACTCTTTCCATTTTTCTAAGTAATTCTGATCTCGGTGGTCTCGCCACTCCTCAACATTACCTAAAACCCAATCTACTAGCTTATTCGACATAATTTTTCCTCTTTTTAGTATCCTGCAACTGCATCAATGACTTCGTATTCGTCTTCTACGTAGTCCTGGAAGTAGTCTACGATTTGTATTTGGTCAATATAAGCTAACGCATCAATTAAGTCATCATGAAGCTGTGAATTAGGAAAGTTTACTAATTGATCTATAAACTCGTTATTCCAGTCTCCATGATTTAATGTAACTTGTCCATGCTCAAAACGACCTTGTAATGCCCAAACAATTCTATCTGTTTTCTTTTGGTTACCATGAGTACAATCATCAATTCTAAAGTAATGATTATGTTTTCTCATTAAATCCATCAAATAAGGCAGTGCTGCATTTTTCAAACTACCTTTTTCAATTCCAACTGCAGTGGGTTGATAATCTACAACTGCTTTCATAATTTCTTGACATGTCTGCTTAATATCCCAGCGACCATGTTTTATGTCAGCTACCCACCACCCTCCTTCATGGACTTTAACAACTGCAATTGCTGTTTCGTCCAGTTTTTTATTTTTGTTAGACGACTCTTTATCCACATTAATAAAACCAGCAAGGTCAACAGCAATAAAATAATTACCATCATCAGGCTCTTCGTCATCAAGTTTGATCCAATCTTCTTTAAAAATATCTCGACTTGCTGCCTCAAAAGAAGCTAGGAACTCTTGTCTAAAAGCAAAGCTACTCATCGTATTTCTAGCAGCTTCTATTTCTGTTTCAGGAATCAATGGATTATCATATGACGTGTAATGAAAATTTGTCCACTGAGGGTCTTTATTGCTTTCAGCAAATTGAAACAATTCGTAAAAATGGTTACGTCCTTTGGGAGTACCTATAAAAAGCGCACCTCCCTGTACATCAGCTAATGCAGGTCTAAGAATTTGTTCCCATACATTAGGCTTAATGTCAGCATATTCATCAATCACACAAAAAGCTAGACCTACACCACGAAGTGTATCTGGTCGATCTGCTCCTTTTAAATAAATCTTTCTGTTATTAACTAAAGTTAGCACAGAAGTGTTTTCATGTGCTGCTTTAATTACTTCATGACCTAGATCTTTTAACAGCCCCCATAAAATATCTTTTGCTTGTTGATACGTAGGAGCAACATAGAACACATCTTTACTGTCACTCTTTAGAGCTTCAATAAGAAGCATCCAAGCAGCGAGTCTAGACTTACCAAAACGTCTACCTGCTGCTACAATTTTAAATCTATGATCGTCATTAAAAACTTCACGTTGTTTATCGTGAAGCTTAACTTGTAAGCTAGTCACTAATAATAACCTTTTCTTGGCTTAGGTAATATTGATGCTTGATTAGACTCTATCACTTCTGTTGCTTTTTTATAAATCTCATCTAGAGACTGGCTTGACTTTCCTATTTCAATACCAAGGGCATTGTTCATTAAATCCATTTGTTTTTCTTCTGGAGATTGACGACCTGCTGAACCTCCTATTGGTAAACCAGCTCCTCCCATCCAACGTGGAAGATTACTTTCATGCCAGTTTCCCATGTTCTTAGCAAAATCTTCCCCATACTTACGAGTCATCTCTGCGCTCCATACAATATGACGCAAAGCATCTGCTTTATCCCCAATGCCTGTTCCTTCAGGATAGCGGTTAGCCGCTTCTTGGGCTATATCTAACCCAAAGCTACGAGATTGCACTATGGCAAAAGGAGTAAAAGTATCTTCAGCCATTAAAAGTTCATTTCGTAGTTAATAAACAAACCTTTATCCCAATCGTTTTTATAAGCATTTGCAGAAAGCTGTCCAGGACCTACTGGAACATTAACATTAGCTTCATAGCTTTTACCATAAGGATCTGTTGTCATTCTAACTCCTAAGTTTTCTAAATTAAGAGCATATTCTTTAACTAGCTCTTCAGGAGTTTTAGTGAGTACAGCACTTAATGGACCAATGTTACCTGACACTTGTTTGATGTTTTCATCCATCAAAGCTCTAAACATAGCATTATTTGCATACAGCGTTGCAAATGCATAGGGGTTTATTTTATTCTCAGAGCTTGGTTGGAAAGTTGCCCCACCTCCAACATTAACTGCGCCTACTGGGGTGTAGGTTGTATTACCTATGTTAGCTCCTACAACTGCCTCTTGAGGATTCACATAGCCTTCGAGCATTCCTTGATTGTATGGCATATTATAAAGCTCTTGATATAGACGCATGTCTTCTTCGTCTAATCTAGGAACTTTAGGCACTACCCCAAAAGGAATAAAATTATCGCTCATCTTCTTCTAAAATTTCTCCGTCAATAATGTCTTCTTCTTCAGAAGCACTAATCTTTGTTTCACCGACACCCATAATTTGGATGCTTATTTGATTGCTCCTGCCTTTCATTTTCGTAATGTAGTCTTGAGGAAGAATCCTATCCATGACTAATTTAAGACAAGCCAGCTGATCTTGGTCATCATCGTTTAATGCTTTGTCTAACACTTTCTGTACAATGTACTTTGATTTCCTGCCGAGCATCTCTGCGAGGATTTCCTGACTGCGCTGCTTTTTACTCTCAGGGAGGGTTGCTTTTTTATTTATTGGGGCTGCTAAAGGCGGTAAGCCTTGCTCCACTCTTTTTTCGTTTTCTATTTTCCTAGAAGGACGACCTGCTCCAGGGCGTTTACCACCCCTAGAATCACCTTTACGTTTTTTCTTAGGAGAAGCTTCTTCCATTGGAGAAGTTATTTCTACTTTTACATTTTCCATACAATAATTATACCATAAGTGCTTGACTTTGTCAAGAGATTCATTATTCTTATGTCAAGAAGCTCCTAAAAGCTCTTGACATATTATTAATTATAATATATAATAATTAATTAATAATTAATATATATATATAATATATATTATAATATATATATAATATATTATATAATAATAAAAAAGCCCTCTTTAAGGAGGGCTTAATTAATTATATATGTAATAAACTTATTTGTTTAATACGTACATAGTTACTTCAAAACCGAATCTCATTTCGGTTGCACATGGCTTCGTCCACATAGTCATTCCTTTCGTAAATGAAACCAAATCATTAGAGAGGGATTTCAAATAAATCCACAGAGTCTAACTTGATGGTGAAAGCTTTTTACAGCTTACAATACTATTATACCAAATTAGAAGCTTGCTGTCTTGCGTAAAATCATGAAATGCGGAGGGTGGCAACACCTGACGCAAAATTGTCAAGTGTTTTTTCGTTTTTTTTTTATTTTCTGATAAGTAAAATCTATCACCCCCCTTTTTTCCTTCTCGTATATTTAGTGTGGTACATGTACAAATAACCGAATAATCAAACATACCCCCCCTATATGATTAATTTTTAAGCAGTTGTTAAGTAACTATATTAACAAGTGCCTATTTTTTAATCAGATGTTAAGATAAATCAGTTTTACGATACCATAAGCCTACACCATACGCCTATAATCAGATCACACTTAAGTCATTGACATAATTTAGAAAATTTTAGAAAATTAAGAAAAATTTATTTCACAAAATAATCAAAAAACTTTTAAAAAAATTTAGTAATTTCCCTTAGATTTTGAAATTTCTCACGCCTTTAGTAGGTAACATTGATTATTAAACTGGAGACCTATTATGAATGAAACATTATTAGCTATGCTTATGTATATTAATCTGCCTATCTTTCTAAGTCTTTTTGCTATCTGTGGAGATTCTAAAGAAGAGAAGATTATTTGTCGATCAATTCTTATATTTAATTTAATTCTAATACTGATAAGTTTTACTTATTAAATAAAGAAATGTGATAAGTATAATTGTCTTGATTTTTTCTGTCAGTTTGAGAAAATAACATTGTAATAACTTAATAACTATATAAGGACTAAGATTATGAAAACATTAAATGAACTAGGCTTAGGCTATCTAAACCGAGCCTTACCGCAAGATGAAGTCAACGAGGACGAGTCACTCTATACAGAAGGCGACTGCATTTTATATCAATTTTATTGTGGCAATTGGAGTCAAACCATAAGACGTTGTTATGACAACGGCGTATATTGGCAAGAACTCGAAGAGTTTATTGTTG